TATTAGAAGAAATTATAATTGAAGCTTATGAGCAATTTAAAAAAAGTTAAAAATATGAAAACACAATATTTATTTTTTATTATTTTAATTATTGCAGGAACCATTCATTCATTTAAATTTTTTAAATTATCTTTTAATAAAATAAATCCATTTTTTAATTATAGTTTTGTTTTGATTAGTGTAATTTATTTAATTATTTGGTTTTTTTACGCAAATATTTTTTTATGAAAACAGCAGTAGAATGGTTTTACGATAAAATTAAAAGCCAATTTGAACATGATGGCGATTTATTGGAGACGCTAACATTTACAACGGCAATAGCCAAACAAAAAGAGCGTGAACAACATGGTAATACCTAGGATGCAGCAATCAAAGCCCATGATGATAGAGGTCATGTTTTTGTTAGGTCAATTTGTGATTTTGACGAATACCAAATAAAATAGATTTATGATGAAAAACGTTAAAGTAGGTGACACTTTTAGAGTTTTTGAGGTGGCTTATCCATGTGGTTTAGCTATTCCGTTTAAAGGCAAAACTGTGGTTGCCAATAAAGATAACACAGTTAAAATTTCAGGTATGCACCTTGATTATTTAGAACTAAAACAAGTAGGCACAATAAGAATTAAAAGTTTGAAAAATAATTGTTAGATTTGGGTTTAATTTTATTGACTAAAGTTTACCATGCAAGAAAATCATAAAAGATTTGCTGATAAGTATTTTGAAACCTTAAACGCTAAGGAATCGGCTATTTTTGCTAATTTTTCAGAAGATACTGCAAAGCAAATAGGTTATAATCTTTTACAACGTGAGGACATTCAAGAATACTTATCAAAGTTAAGATTAGAAGCTGAAGAAAAAACAGGTATTAATCGTGAGTGGGTTGTTAACAGATTTAAAGACATATCAGATAATTCTTTTAACACTTTAGATTATAGCAATTCAAACAAAGCAACGGAAATGTTAGGTAAAATTATAGGTGTTTTTGAAAAGGATAATCAACAATCTAAATCAGAAAACACAACTATTATAAATTTAGGCAAAGGAGTAAATCCAGATGAAGCTACTGCCTAAACAAGAACACGCTATTTATTATTTAAAAGATAATGTTACTGAGGAGGTTTTATATGGCGGGGCTGCTGGCGGCGGTAAAAGCGCATTAGATTGCTTATATTTAATCGAACAATGCCAAAAACATAAAGGTAGTAGATGGTTGTTAGGTCGTTCTAAATTAAAGACTTTAAAAGAAACTACATTAAATACTTTCTTTGAATTATCATCTAAATTAAAATTATCTAATCAATTTAAATTTAATGCCCAAGAAAATATTATTCATTTTAAAAATGGCAGTGATATTTTACTAAAAGATTTATTTTTATATCCAAGTGACCCTAACTTTGATAGTTTAGGTTCGCTAGAAATTACTGGAGCTGTAATAGACGAATGTAACCAAGTAGTTTATAAAGCATGGCAAATAGTTAAATCTCGTATTAGATATAAATTAACTGAATTTGATTTAATGCCTAAGATGTTAGGTACTTGCAACCCTGCTAAAAATTGGACTTACTCTAATTTTTACAATCCTAAAAAAGACGGTAATTTGCCAGACTTTAGAAAGTTTATTCAAGCATTGCCGACTGATAATCCACATTTACACCCTAGCTATTTACAATCTCTTTTACGTTTAGACAACAACTCTAAACAAAGGCTTTATTATGGTAATTGGGAATATGATGATGATCCTAGCGCTTTAATAAGCTTTAATAAAATACAAGATGTATTTAGCAATACTTTTGCATCTAAAGGCGAAAAATACATAAGCGCAGATATTGCAAGGTTTGGGTCTGACAATACTGTAATTGGAGTTTGGGATGGATTTATTTTAGAAGAAATAATTACCATTGATAAAAATAAAGTAACTGAAGCTGCCGAAAAGATATTGAATTTATCTAAAATTCATTCAGTACCTTTGAGTAACATTATCATAGATGATGATGGAGTAGGTGGCGGTGTAACTGATATTTTAGGATGCAACGGATTTGTTAATAATTCAAGACCTTTAGACAATAAAGAAACTAAAGAGCCTGAAAATTATAATAACCTTAAATCTCAATGCTATTTTAAATTAGCTGAATTAATAAATTCAAATAAAATTTGGATTAGAAATGAAATTTATAAGGATGTTATAATTCAAGAATTAGAGCAAGTAAAACAAAATAATATGGATAAAGATGGTAAAAAACAAGTATTACCTAAGGACAAGGTAAAAGAATTATTAGGCCGTTCTCCCGATTATTCTGATATGCTTATGATGAGATGCTGGTTTGAGTTAAGAATAGTAAATAATTTTTTCACATTTTAATTATATCTTTGACTTATGGCAAATATATTTAAAAAGTTTTTCGGTAAAACTTCAACAGATCAAACGCTTACAAATCTTTTTAATGAAGCGTTTTTCTCTTTTTTAGGTGGCTCTTATGCTAAGTATGACCTAAATAATTTAAACTACATGAATAAGGGGTACAACATAAACCCAGATGTTTATTCTGTAATATCCCAAATAAGCCGAAAGTTTGCATCGGTGCCATGTTATCTAAAAACAGTTGAAGACAAAGAAAGCTATAAATCATTTTTAAATATAAAGTCATTAAACCCTGCCGATATTGCAAGGAAACGAATATTTGAAACAAAAGCATTTGAGCAAAAGGAAATTAAAGAACCTTTAGAAAGCCCTAATTATTACCAAACAGAAAGCGAGTATAAAGAGCTTTGGGAAACATTTATGCTTATTACTGGCAATGCTTATCAGTACATTTTAAGTCCTGAAGATGGTCCAAATGCTGGTGTTCCAATGGCAAGGTTTTTATTACCTGCTCACATGATGCAAATTGTACTAAAAAAAGATGCCGCCTTTAATAACTTAGAAAGTCCAATCGACCACTATATTTTAGTTTACGGTAATGCCTTTGTTGAATTTCCCGCAAAGGACATAATACATACTAAATTCCCTAATCCAAACTATGACGAGCAAGGCTCTCATTTATATGGTCAATCACCTTTGGCTGCTGCTTTATTGGATATTCAGACGGGAAATATCACAAGAGATGATAATAATAAGTCAATGAATAGCGGAGGTATGTATGGCTTTATACATGCAAAAGATGGTCAAACATCTTTAACACCTGCGCAAGCAGAAGAACTTAAATCTAGACTTATTGAAATGCGACTAGACACGCAAGCATTAGGGCGTATAAGAGGAGCATCCGCACCATTAGGATTTACTAAGATTTCAGTTGACACTAAAGATAAGATGCCATTTGAGTACATCAAAAACTCACAAAAAACCGTTTGCAACGTTTTAGGGTGGTCGGATAAATTACTCAATAATGATGAAGGTGCTAAATATGACAACATGGATGCTGCATGGAAAATGGCAATTTCAAATCGTATTATTCCAGATTTAAAGATTTATGAAGATGCTTTAAACAAATATTATTATCCAAGGTTTAAAAATTTAGGCAATGTTAAAATGTTTTTTGATGTTTCTGAAATGCCGGAAATGCAAAACGACATGAAAGCAATGGTTGATTGGCTATCTGTTGCAATGGAAAACGGAGCTATTACACCTGAAGAATTTAGAATTGCTTTAAGGTACCCAGAAACTGGTAAGCCCGAAATGATGCTACATTACTTAAAAGGTGGTTTAACACCTATTGAAGATATAATGAGCGATCAAGATTTCAACATAAATGAATAGAGAAGATTATTTAAATCAATGGCATAAATGGCATGACCAATATACATTGTTTGGATATAGGCATTTTAGAAAGTTTATAAAGCAAGGCATAAGCGAAATTGATGTGGATAATATTGATTACTTCAACTATAAGTTTGAAATACAAAAGTCTTTTAACGTAAAACGATTAGAATTAATTTATAGGGACTTTTATACTACAATTGGCATAAAGCATGGTAATCGAATAGGTAGAGCTTTAGACAAAACATTAAAGGCTTATTCAAGTGCTTTATTTAATGAGGAGTTTCAAAAGTTTATTATTGATTGGATAAGGTCAAATATATTTAATCGTATCACATCGGTAAACAATAACATGATAAAACAAATATCTAAATACATTGAGTTTGCATTAGGTGAAAATTACAGCTTAGAAGAGATGCAAAGATATTTAAGAACTCAAATAAATGATCCGAGATTTACAAGGATAATAGCAACTAGAATAGCAAGGACAGAAACAACTGCCGCCGCTAATTTAGGTGCTTTTCAATCCGCTAATCAGGCTGGCGTAGTTCTTGAAAAGTTTTGGATAAGCGCCCAAGATAAGCGAACAAGGGACGGCAATCCTGAAGATTGGAATCATTTAAGAATGAATGGTAAAAAAGTAGGCAAAGACGAAGCTTTTGAAATGAGGTCTAATAAAGGTATAATAAACTTAATGCAATACCCAGGCGACCCCAAAGGCAGTGCCGGTAACGTTATTAATTGCAGATGTACAGTTGCGTTTAGAGGTAAGCGTGATGCTAATGGGAATTTAATATTTCTTTAACTTCTTGCAAAACTATTTCTTGATTGATAGCGTCTTCGCTTAAATCTGATAAAACTTTAATTAATCCGTTTGCTTGCGTAGTATTCATATTGTAAATAGAATACGTATTACCGTCACTAATAAAGTAACTTTTACAAAATAATATCTTAAAAGCTAATTTTATTCTTTGCATCATAAAAAAATAAATCCTAAAACAATACCTATAAACACTACTGTTAAAATGATTTTACCAGCTACTGGCAAATCTTTAATTATTTCTATAATTTCCATAAATCAAATATCTATAAAAATATTTGCATAATTGTGTAACATTATTATTACTTTTGTTAACATGATTGGTCTATTAGAAGAAAAAGACAATATAGGCTCAGTTAATGATGTTTCATTAACTGATAGAACTATAACAGGTTATTTAGCTCATTTTGATAGTAAAGACTACGGGGATGATGTTATTGTAAAAGGTGCTTTTACGAAAACCTTACAAGAAAATAAGAATAACATCTTTTTTCTTAATCAACATGATTTTAAGCAGCCGCACAATAAGTTTAGCGAATTAAAGCAAGATGAAAAAGGATTATATTTTGAAGCTAAAATGATTGATGGCGTTTCTTATTCAATGGACGTTTTAAAACTTTATGATGCTGGAGTATTAACAGAGCAATCAATAGGTTTTCAGGCGGTTAAAAAAGAAAATAAATCAGGTGTAAGATATTTACAAGAAATAAGGCTTGCAGAGGGTTCAAATGTAACAGTTGCAATGAATCCCAATGCTAAGTTTACCGGATTTAAATCAATGACTTTACAAAAGTGTAACGATCAAATAAGTAAGATAACATCATTTATCCGTAATGGCAATGTTACTGATGATATGTTTTTACAATTAGAATTAAGTTTGAAACAATTACAAACTTATTCTTATGAATTAGGCAAAAAGGAAGCACTCGAAAAAGAGCCGCCAATTGATGGCACTCCGCAAAATTTAGAGCCGCTAAAGCAAATAGAAATAATTAAATCATTCACTAAAAAATTAGAATTAAATTAAATGGACAATTTAGAATTACAATTAGCGGAGTTAAAACAAGGATTAGAAGCCGCTTTAGAAAAAAAGAGTGTGGAAAACATTACTGTAAAAATTGCAGAGTTTGAATCAAAAGCAAAAGGTTTATTTGCTGATGAAATTAAATCAGTAAAAGAAGCTTTAGAAGCTAAGTTAGAAGAATCTCAAAAGCACATCGATGCTTTAGACGTTAAGTTGAAAGCATCTAAAACCGAAAAGAAAGTGACTACTGCAAACGAGTTAATCGTTAAGCACATTGAGGAAAATTTTCACGAGTTAAAAGAGGTGAGAGTGGGCAAATCTTCAAAGATTGAAGTAAAAGCAGTTGGTGATATGAGCCTTTCGGTTAATTTAACTGGAGCGCAACCAAAAGACTACAACTTTGATGTTGTTATGATTCCTAATCAAAAAGTTAACGTTTCTGACTTAGTTGGTGTTGTAAACATTAGCGGAGGTACTTACACTTTCCCACGTGAAACAGGAGGAGAGGGTTCTATTGGAGCGCAAACAGAAGGATCAACCAAGAATCAAAAGGATTACGATTTAGCAATGATAGACGTAAACACCGACTTTATAGCTGGTTTTACTCGTTACTCAAAGAAGATGGCTAACAACTTACCTTTCTTAACTTCTTTTGTTCCTAATGCTTTAAGACGTGATTATGCTAAGGCAGAAAACGCTTCTTTCCAAGCTGTATTAGCGGCAACGGCAACAGCTTCAACTGAAACTATTACAGGTGCAGTTACCAAAGAAAAAATGTTAATTAATGAAATTGGCAAATTAGAAGATGCCGATTACAACATTAACGGAATTGTAGTTAGACCTACTGATTACTTATCTATCTTAAAATTAGCTAAAGACGATTTAGCAGCAGCTACAACTTACGAGGGTGGCGTTTTAAGAGTTGCCGGTGTTCAGTTGTTTAAAGCAACATGGTTACCAGCTAATAAGTATTATGTAGGTGATTGGTCAAGAGTAAATAAGATTGTTACTGAAGGCTTATCTTTAGAGTTTTCAGAGCAAGAAGGTACTAACTTTGTTAAAAACCAAATAACTGCAAGAATAGAAGCACAAGTTGCTTTAGCAGTAGAACAACCATTAGCTTTGGTTTACGGTGATTTCACTGCAACAGCTTAGTATTAAGTTAAATAATTTTATAAAATCCTTATCATTAGTTTGGTAAGGATTTTTTTATTTATATTTGACTTATGATAAAATACATAAAGCAATCATATTTTAATAGCGAAAGTCGTATTATTAAAGTAGGTGAGGTTTTAGATTTTGGTAAAGAACAAAACGAAGCAATTGTAAAACAAGGTTTTGCCGAGTTTGTAAAGATTGAAACTAAGCCTAAAAAAGACAAACTAGAAACTAAGTAGTAATGGCCACAATAACAAATTACACCGACATCATAAGCTTAGAGCGAGCTAAAATCTATTTAAGAATAGATGATAATTTAACCGAAGATGATGCCGAAATAACAAGCATGATAAACGGTGCTTTTTTGTTTATTGAAAGATTTACTAACTATGTTTTTAAGCCTAAAAATATTACTAAATATCCTGAGTGCTTTGCTTTGCGTGTTTATGAGTTCCCGATTAATTCGGTTGCAGTTGAACCTATAAGCAGCGAAGTTAGACCGTTGTACACTACATATAAATTAGCATCAAATAATCCATACGTTTTAAATGTAGGTTTTGAAGATACCGATTTAGTACCAGATGACTTTATTCAAGCGGTTTTGCAAATGATTAAGGTTTGGTATTATGAAAGCGAAAAGCAGGTTAATAGCACACTAATCCCAATATCAGTAATGCAAGTTTTAGACACTTATAGACGTTTTGTGTAATGCTATCAAGAGAATACAATAAAAGAATTGAATTTTATCAGGTTACAGCAGGGGCAAAAACAGAGTTTGGCGGTGTAACTTTAACCGATGATTTATTGTTTTCCGGATGGTCTAAGATTGAAAACGCAAACAATGGATTTAAATACACTGAAATAGGTTTAAACCAATTCGAGGGTTTGTTTAAGTTTTCATTAAGGTATAGATTAGATTTTGATTACAATGCAAAAGATATTTATATACTTTATAAAAATGAAAAGTATATTATTAAATCAGTTGTTTTAGTTGATGCTGCTAATAGATATGTAGATTTATTTTGTACTAAAGAATATGGCGCAAGTTAAAGGATTAGACAAAGTTTTAAATAGCTTAAAAGCTTACGGTGTAAAAGCTGAAAACGGAATTAAAGCAATTACATCCGCAACTGGTGAAGAAATTGCAGCCGATGCAAAAACGCTTTCTCCAGTTGATAACGGCACTTTAAGGCAATCTATAAACGCAGATATAGTAAACAACGGTTTTACATCTAGAATTGCAGCAAATGCACCATATGCTGCATATCAAGAGTTTGGAACGGGTGGATTAGTAAGCGTACCAAAAGAATTAGAATCTATTGCAGCCCAATTTAAAGGCAAAGGCATAAGACAAATAAACTTAAAACCTCAACCGTTTTTATACCCAGCATTTGTAAAAGGTAGGGCGCAATATGTTAAAGATTTAGAAGCATTATTAACTAAATTAGCTAATCAATAATGAACACAATAAACCCTGATAAATGGATTAGAAAGGCTGTAATAGATGCTTTGGCTACTGAATCATATACTAATATTTATGATGAAAGAATACCTACAACAACTAATATTCAAAATTATATCATTCTATCTACTCAAACAAAAGTAGAGAATAAAAACAATAAATGCAGTTCAATTTGGGATGCAACTATTTTATTAGATATTGTTACCCGTTTTTCGGGTGTAGGCAATTCGGGAGATAAAGAGCAGGTTAACGATATTGAAGAAACTGTTATCAAATCAATGAATGTAGTTTCTATTGATAATTTTCAAATCATTAGTAAGGACTTAGAAAGTTCGACAACCTTAAATAACTTAAACGATACTGAAAATGTTTATAGGCAATTAGTAAGATATAGATTTTTAATTAGTGAGAAATTATGATAGTTAAACTTATCCAAGATTGGTCAGGTGCAAAAGCATTTACAGATATTAATGTATCTGTTAGAACAGCTATTTATTTAAAGTCTATTGGCGTAATTGATAGGTCGGTTGATACTGAATTACCTATAATAGAAACTAAAGATTTAGAAAAAAAAAGCTCGAAGCCGAACAAAAATTCCCGTACCCGAAAAAATGTTGCTGGCAAATCAAAAGAAAAATTGATTGGCAAAGAGAAAAATATATAAACACAATTTAATTTTTATTACTTTTACTAAAAAATAAAAAAAATGGCAGAAGAATTTGTAAACGGTACCGATGTATTACTTTATATTGACACCACAACCCCAATTACAACAGCTTTAAATGCGGTAACAACTGATAACGCTGAATTAGTTGCTTGTTTAACTGATAACTCATTTGCTGGCGATACAAACACCATTGAATCGGCTGGTAAGTGTTCAAGTGGCTTTATTGAATCTATTGCATCTAAAATAGGCTGGTCAATGGATTTAAACTCCGAGCATTTAAAAGCGGCTGGTTTAGCTGGTAGATTAAGCGGTGAAGAATTACAGCAATTATGGTTAGATAAAACTGTATTTTGGGCATTTCAATTTGATGCAAACCAAGATTCAGTTGTTTACGGTTTAGGTCGTATCGATAGTTTTTCTAAATCTAATGGCAACGATGCTATTGCTACATTTAGCGCAACTATTACCGGCATTGGTGCGGTAGGTACAAAAGCAACTTTAGCAGTAGGTCCTTAATACATGAATGGTATCTGTCATATAGATTTAAATGGAAATAGGGTGTCATTCTTATTTGGAATGCGCTCTGTTTCTATTTATCAATCAAAAGTTTTAGCTAATAACTTAAAGCAAATAGAAATTATCAAAGCTAATAACCCTGATTTAAACGATGAGGATGTAAAAGCTTTAATAACTAATGATAGTTTTAAGTTGTTTACTTATATCGTTTATGGGGGCATGTGTAACTATGCCGATTTAAAAGATGAGATGTTTCCCACATTTGAACAAGCTTATGAGGTTGCTGAGCAATTAAACTTTGATAATGAATTATATCAAATTGTAATGAATGCTTTTGAAAGTTCTAAAGCTACGCAAGAAACATTAAAAGCTTTAAATTTAAACGATTCAAACGAAAAAAAAAAGAAACAGACCCGTTCGAAGCTGAAGCATACGCAATAGGTTATTTAAAGATACCCGCTAAGGTGTTTTATTGCATGACTGAAAGAGATTACTGTCTTTATTTGATTGGTCATAACAAAAAAGAAATAGACGATTTTAAAACCAATAGAAAGACATGGTATTTAATAGCTCAATCATTTGCAGACCCTAAAAAGTTCCCTAAAAATGAAAGCTTATTCATGCCATTACCAAATGAAAAAACAAAGACTAGAGCAATAACACCCGAACAAATAAATGCTATTGATAATAAATTTAGAAACATTAAAAAACAAAAACTAAATGGCTAATCCTCAATTATCAGTAGAAATAGGTGCAGACACCAAGGCGCTAACAACAGGTTTAATATCCGCACAAAAAGAATTATCTTCTTTCTCAAATACAGCATCTAAGAATTTAGCGCAATTAGACAGAGCCGCTTTAAATGGCGGTCAATCTCTAGGCAACTTTAAAAAAGGTAGCGATAGAGCTGCTTTAGCATTAACAGATTTAGGTAGAGTTGCGCAAGATGCTCCATTTGGTTTTATTGGTATTCAAAACAACTTAAATCCTTTATTAGATAGTTTTCAAAGGTTAAAATCTGAAACAGGCTCAACTGGTGGAGCTTTAAAGGCTTTAGGTGGGTCTTTGATTGGACCTGCTGGTTTAGGTATTGCTTTAAGCGTTGTAAGTGCTGGTATATTGTTTTATCAACAGTTTCAACAAAAAGCTAAAAAGTCAACAGATGAATTATCTAAGTCAACAGAAAATTATAAGGCAACCTTAGAAACTGTTAGAGGCACTTTATTGACTGGAGCGCAAGATGCACAAAAAGAGATTGCTTCTTTAGATACTCTATTTAGGGCAACACAAAACACTACATTATCATTATCTGAAAGAAATAAAGCAGTTGATGAATTACAAAGTAAATATCCTCAATACTTTGCTAATTTAACAAATGAGCAAGTTTTAACCGACAAAGGAAGCGAAGCTTATAGTAGGTTAAAATCATCATTAATACAAGTTGCACAAGCAAGGGCGGCCGAAAATAAAATTGCAGAATTAGCAAGCAGGCGTTTAGAAAATGAGCAAAAAATTATTGATGAGAGAATTAACAATCAAAAGTTATTAAAGGATTTAACAAAAGCTAATAATTTAGCAAACGCAACCTTTGCATCTGGTTCAACTGGCGGTGTATCTACAAACGTTTCAGACGTTCAAAGGGCATCAAAATTAAAAGAAAAAATTGCAGAATCAGACGCTAAAATATTTGCATTAGCAACTGATAATAATAAAGCAACTGAAAAACAATTAAAATTAATTGAACAAATAGATAAAATCACAGCTAATGTAGGTGTAGATAGTCTTTTTGATATAAAGCCAAATGCTGAAAAAGATATTAAATCTAAAATAGAAAGAACTTTAAACGCCATTAAGCCAGAATTTACTTTTGATACTTTAGGACTTTTTAATATTCAAGAATTAGTAGATAAAACTAAAACACCTGAAGTAAGATTAGGTATTAAAGTTAAGCCAGTTTTAGAGTTTAATAATGTTATTTCTGATGCTGAATTACAAGCCATTCAATCTTTACAAAGATTTAATGACTCCGCAAACTCTATAATAAATGGAGGAATAGCAGAAACATTTAGCGGATTAGCTTCGGTAATAGGCAATGGCATTGCAAATGGCGGTAATGTAATAGGTCAATTAGGTAGTGTTTTGTTAGGTAGTTTTGGCAACATAGCTGTTCAATTAGGGCAATTAGCCATAGGTACAGGAATTGCTGTTGAAGGTATTAAAAAAGCATTAACAAGTTTATCAGGTCCAATAGCTATTGCGGCAGGCGTTGCTTTAGTAGCATTAGGATCTTTTGTTAAAGGTGCGGCTGCAAATATTGCAAATGGTGGAGGAGGTAGTTCTGATTATAAAATACCCGGTTTTGCAAATGGTGTAACTAACTTTAAAGGAGGTTTAGCGGTTGTAGGCGAACGCGGTCCAGAGTTAGTAAATCTACCTACCGGTAGCAACGTAATTACAAATCAAAATATTGGTCGTTTATCAAAGCAAAGCAATACAAGTTCAGTAATGATACCAGACGTAAAATTAAGGGGGCAAGATTTAGTAATAGTATTTAATAGAGCAGAAAAATTTAACGGTAGAAGATAATGATAATAACAGTTGATAATTTTTCTTATACTTCTAATTCGGGACAGTTTTTAACTTACATTATAAGTTACAACACCGATAACAATACTTTTAGCTATTTATTTACTTCTAACAATCCGAGACGTGACGATGTAGATTTTTTAACGGTTGCGCAAAGAGGTAAGCAAGACGGTCAATTAATAGGCAGTAATTGTAATGGGACTACTCAATATGCTTTTTACGCTTCATTAAGAAAACCATTTGCAACAGTTATTATAGAACGAGATTCAACTGATTGCGGTTTTGTCGCACCTTTACCACCGCCACCGCCTACTCCGCCACCACCGCCGCCTGTTTGCGATTTATTTATAAGTGCGACAAGTACACAGCTTACAGGATTAAATAGAAAAGACGGGACTGTATCGGTTGAATTATTAACTACTAATGTAGGAAACGCTTTTATAGAATTAATTAAGGGCGGTACAGTTGTAAATGGAACTGTAATTGATTTATCGGTAAGTAATACATTTACTTTTGGTGGTTTAACTTTTGGTGATTATATTATAAGGGCAGGTTTAATTGATTTTGATTGTGAAGATGTTTTCGGAATTACCGTTTTAGATGCTTTTTTTAATGAGATATATAGTTTTAATTTTTGCGAAATAGCTTTTGACAATAGACCTATTAAAATATCAATAAAGAAGTTAAATTATTCAGGAACTTCGACTGTAATAAAAGATGCAAGCGCTGAAGTAATAAGTATAAAACATGAAACAGGCTCTGAGTATAAATTTGAAACAATATTAGGTAGTTCTTGTGATGTTAACTTAATATCAGAAAGTGAGTTTCAATTTGCCGACTTATTTATTTCAGAGGAGAAAGAATATTTAATTGAGGTATTTTATAATGAAAATGAATTATTTTGGACTGGTTATGTAACTGGAGATAGAGCTATTGAGCCATTTGACGGAGCGCCTTATGTTACTACTATTTCAGCATTAGACGGTATAAAGCTTTTAAAAGATGTAGACTTTGATATTGTAAATAGCTACACTACATTTTTAGAAGCTATCAAATACATTTTAGACAAAACCGATTTAGTATTACCATTTAAGACAATGGTAGATTTTCAAGATAATACCTTAAATGTTGACTATAAGGTTTTAACTGGTTTAGAATGTAATGTTTACGGCAATAATGTTGTTGTAAACGATGGTACTGGCGTTGTAAATGGCACTCTATTTAATATTACTGGAGGTACTTTTGCGATAGACCCTTTGCCGTCGGGTGTTTATGATAAAACATATTACTTATTAGTAAGTAGTACAAGCGTTTATTTAAGCACAACCTTTGACAATAGAAACTTTGCTGTTTTATTGGTAGCAATAGTTAATCAATCCGTTAATGGCATAGAAGTAGTAAAAACAAGATATTACAACGGCGACGTTTTAAATGACCATTTATTTAATACCAATGTTTTTCAAAAAGAAAACGGCGATTTTACAGATTGTTTAACCGTTTTAGAATTTATATGTAGACAATTTACTTGTTCAGCAAAACAAGAGTCAGGATATTGGGTTATTGAAAATATTGGAGCAAAAGCGAGATTAAACACTACTCAATACACTTACGATAATGATTTAGTTTTACAAAGTACTGATATTGCTAATCTAAGTATAGATGTAGATTGTTCACAAAATATAAATGATGTTTTAAGCGGTGGCGATGTTTCTTTAATTACAGGCGATAAACAAGCAACCGTTTTTTGGAAATTAGGATTTCCCGCTCCAGTTTTTAAGAACTTTAATTTTGAAGATTGGTTTGTTGTTAATGGTGCGGAAATACCATCAAAATGGCAAATTTCACAACCTTATGGATGGTTTAATAAATCACCTAAATTTGATAGAATATATGACCCTACAACGGGAATATTAACCGAAGTTGAAAATGGTAGTTACTATTTTAATATCAAGAAAAACAATCCATTAGCTAGAATTATAAGAGATAAAATAAAATCTACTTCTATTGTTGTATTTAATAGGGAGGTTATTAACTTAACATTTCAAGTTATATTTACTAATAGAGCTGTAAATGCAAGCGCTTACGAATTGAATTGCACTCCAAGAATAGGAAATTACATTTGTGTAAATAAAAAAGATACTGGAGCTGATTTAGAGCCTGTTTGGATTTTAGATGATGGTCAAAGCTATTACGCTTTTACGGTTTCATTAGACAATACAAAAAATATACCATTTGGCGATGAAAGCAATGTAAATATTACATTTCCACCTTGCCCTGTTCAAGGTCAATTAACAATAGAAATAGATGTAAATAGATTTATTTTTATTAATTACTTTGCTTTTTTTGGGCAATCTATTGTAAACGTTCAAGGATTGGGTCAAGTCAATTTAGCTAAAGGCGCAAGTGTTTCTGATATCGGTTTTGATAACTTTAAAGTAAGCAAATCAAACCCTGTAACAAATGCAACAATTATAGACGATGCAACAATTATAGTTTTAAACGATAATAAATTCTCTAATACACCTGAAGATTTTAACGTTTTAATGGGTGACGTAGATTCTGATTTAAGAACAGACGGCATAAGAACTTTAAATTATTTACCTACTGTTTTATGGTCAAGAGTAGGAGTAACAGAAAATGAAGCTTTAAATAATATTGTTTGTAAAGAATTACTTAGCCAATATCAGAATAACACACGTATTTTCGAGGGTTCTATTTTAGCAAAAGAACAAACCGTAAGAAATATATTTAATTTGCCTTTATTAGATTTATTTAGGTTTGTGCCTATATCGTTTGATTATGACATGATAAGTTGTATATCTTCAGTTAAATTAGTAGAGGTTTACGACAAAGACGGTAATACTAGCGGTTCTATTGGTGGCGGCTCAGGTGGCGGACAAAATCAACAACCAGACGGTTACATTTTAGCATCAAAAAATCTTATATTTACAGACGGAAATGATAACATACTAAAATCTGAATAAATGAGCTTTAATCCAGCAAACTTTAATCTTATAAGCCTTAATGGTTTAACGGCTGCTTTTAATCCCAATAAGGATTGGATTTTAGCCATTCAAGACCCTAATGGAGAAATTATTACTTCTATTAGCGCTGAAAATTTAGGCATTTTATTAAACGGAAATATTCAATTGCCCGATGGTGTTTTAAACGGATTAGACCTTACTATAAATAACGCTAGTACTCCAAAAACTGTTTCTGTTTCAACTGGTCAATGGAGAATTAACAACGGTGTTTACACTTTAAATGCTCCTTACATTTCAAATATAACAGCTCCCTCAGTTTCTGATAGAATAGATGCTATATTAGCAGACGATACTGGCGTTGTTTATTATGTTTTTGATTTTGACGGAACTATACCAGACGGAAATATTTTAGTAAACACATTTACAGTTTTAGCGGCGGGAGGTACAATTACACCGTCAACAACAATACCGACTCAATACGCTGTAATGAATGGTAATAATTCAGGGCAGTTTAATGTAGTAACTCCGGGCGCTTTTATAGACCAGCTTTATTCAGCAATATCATCATTTAATCATAGTGCTAGATATGCTGTTAGAAATAACTCAGGCGGTAATGGAGCAACGGCAGGATATCAGGCTATTAATGATTTAGGGCGCAAATTAGATTTATTAATTACTTCAAGTGGTCATTCGTTATTTGGGCTTTTGCCTGACAAAGCATACCTTTTAACGGGTGGAGCCGATTTAGATATTATTGCACCTAGTTTAACTTTAAACGGTTCGCCAATTAGCGGCGGATCATCTTCAACAATCCTCCCCTTCGATGAAACAGATTTATTAAACGAAACAAGCGGAGGTGTTGACTATTGGTATTTACCATTAACACTTGTAACTTTAGGAACAAAACGACCTTATTACATAGAGGTAAACGATGACCAATTTAGCGCTGTTTATAATGGAACTTTAGGCAGACTAATAGGATTTGATGACCCGAGCGTAACAACATCACAAACAATTAACGTATATACAATTTAAAATGAAAAGATTAATATTATTATTACTAATGGCAATAAGCCTAAATGTGAGTGCTCAATGGCAGGGGGCAAGCGGAACATGGCAAAAAAACACCGTTCAAAACCAATGGCGTTTTAATGCTGGATTAAATGGAATATTTGCGCCTTATGATGTGTTTGCTAAAATAGAGGACGGCTTAATTAGTGGGGGTGAAGCTACATTAGGTAGTGGTAGTGTTACAATTGATACGGCTTTATATAGGATAAACGGAACTAATTACACAAGCTTACCTCGTACATTTACAGGCATAGCAAACAGTCCAAGTGGTACTCAATATTATTTAGTTGTTTACGGTCAAATAGGTGGCACTTTAGACACTTTAAGCGGTGTTAGAGATAGTGTTTTGGTATTACCTACTTTACCAGCTAACACGGAAGCTGTTAATACAATTATAGTAGGTAGCGGCGGCGTGATAAGCGCCACGCCAGATTTAAGTGGCTTTGCTCCCAAAGATGGAACTGGTGCGTTTGGCAATTGGAACATTAACGCCGCAACATCTTCATCTTCTTTTAATTCTACTTTATGGAACTCACAAAAATTTAACGGGTCATTAAATACAGACATTAATACATTTATGGCTTATGATTTAACATTTGACGAATGGCGACCCGCTTCAATTTCAATGGTTAAAGCGGTTTTAGCTCCCGACACAACAATTTACCGACTGGTTGCAAACTCTTATTCGTTAGCAAGTGGTCAGCCTAGATTAGTAAGCGGAACTAACATCAAGACGGTAAACAGTAACTCATTGTTAGGTAGTGGTAATATAAGCGTAGGAACAGTAACAAGCGTTTCATCATTAACTTTAGGAACAACTGGTACAGATCTAAACAGTTCTGTTACTAATAGCACAACAACGCCCGTAATTACTTTAAACGTACCTAATGCAAGCGCAACAAATAGGGGTGCTTTAACGTCTAGTGATTGGAGTTTATTTAACGGGAAAGAAAATGCTTTAACGTTTAGCGCACCTTTAAGTAGGTCTGTTAATACTATATCAATACCAGCCGCCACAACATCAGTAAGTGGTCATTTAACATCAACAGATTGGAATACATTTAATAATAAACAGAACACAATTTCATTTGGTGCAATTGGTTCAACTCCAAACGCAAACGGAGCATCTATTGCAAGTAGTGTAATTACTTTACAGCCCGCAAACGCTTCGTTTGGCGGTATTGTTACAACGGGAACGCAAACATTTTCGGGATTAAAAACATTTAGTACTTCGCCACAAATAACAACGGTAACGGCTTCAACATCTAATTATAGATTAGCGACACGTAACCAAACAAGTGGAGCATTAGAAGAAATTGATTTAGGAACCATAAACGGCGCTTTAGTTTACGAGGGAAGCGGAAAGACTATTAGCGTAGCACCAGCAGCAGATAGAACGACTGCAAACTCAATTAGCATTTCAGCAAATAGAACTTTAACACTATCAGATTTTGGTAGCAACGGTCAAGTTTATATATTCGCAAATACAACAAGTGCAAGCGTAACCATTACATTACCTAATGCGAGTACAATGGTAGGTTTAGAAGTAACAGTAATCAAAACAACGGCTTCTAATAGCACAATAGTACAAGGAAACGCTAACATTAACGGAGCAACGCCAAACACACACACCGCACAATATAAAGCGGTTACTTATATTTCAAACGGTACAGAATATTTTATCAAATCAGAAAGACCATAACATGAAAAGAATACTAATCATATTTGCCTTTTTATTTGGGGTTGCATACGCTCAATCTAAGGCGGGGTTTATAGTTGTAGGTGGTAATGTTATTACAGTACAAGACAATGATAGTAGGGCGTATTTAAAAGCGATTGAAGATGCAGGCGTTGTGCCTAGTGTTAATCAAAATTTTGCAAGTAATTATTTGGTTACTACTTTTAAAGAAATTGGAGCATGGACTCCATCACTTGCAATTTATCCATATATCGGAGGTACTGCAAACACACACGCGGTTAATATGAAAACCCCAGGAACGTTTAATTTAACTTATTTTGGAACTTTAACTCATTCAGCTAATGGTATTCAATTTGATGGTTCGACGGGTTACGCTTCAACGGGTTTAACTCCAAACACTTCCTTAGTATCTACAAGCACAAATCTATACACTTACATTAGAAGTATAGGTACTACTACAACGACCGCACCTACTTTATTGGGTGCTACAATAGTAGATGGTAGCAATAATATTACCGATGCTTTGCGTTTAATTAATCGTAATGGCAACAACGGGTCAAGCTCATTTTTAAAGCAATATCTAAGCTCTAATGGAACCTCAAATGATGCTATATCAACAACGGCAACAACATCTTTTTTAAGGTCATTTAGCGGTAATTATTCAAGTTCAACATTAACATTATGGTCTAATGGTAGCCAAATTTTAGGGACTTCTTTTGCATCATTAGGTAGCTCACTGCCTTTGATACCAATTACAATTGGAGCTTCAAATTCTACTGCAATAGGTACTTTTAATGTTTCATTTGCGAATTTTCAAACCGCTGGAGTTGCTATTTCAGCAGGTTTAACAAATACGCAAATAACCCAAAGAGATAACACATTTAATTTTTTTAATTCACTTTTAAATAGATAAACAAAATGGCAAACGAAGAAGAAGTACAAGCAGTTGACGGTAAATGTCCTGAGGGTTATGAATTGATTGGTGGCGTATGTGTAAAAAAAGCAGTAGGGCCAATAATAGCACCACCACCACCAATTGATGAAATTGATTAGTAAAGATTTAAACGGTAAGATATTGGTGTTGCACTTGATTGTTGCAACACTATATCTTATTTTGTCAAATTATTACACCAATTATTTGTACATTTTATATTATGGATCTGAATCTTTTATTGCTTGTTTAGCTATTTTTGCAGCTATTAATTGTGCCAATAAATATTATTCTTATATTCATATTTTCTTTTACGGGTTTAGGGGTTTGATTTATTTGTTGCATTTTTCAGATACTTTTACAACTAACAATGTAGAGCGTTTAATTTTATATAATGCGTCAACTTTAGGATGCTTATTTTTTTACAACAAATTCAAAAAGTTTAATTATTTTGGAAGAGAATAATCACAATTGGGCATTGAATCAATTAATAAATTTAGCAGGTATTTTAACAGCTTTTTTTGGAGCTTCTTTTTTCTTTTATAAATTCAAACTTAATGAATTAGAGCAAAAAACTAAGCGATTAGAACTAGAAGATTTGGCCAAGCAAAGAAAAGAGCATGAATATATTGAGAAAGTAGCTGTTAGTGTTTCTGAAAAGGTAGCTAAAACCTATATTGACGGTTTTAAAAACTCTGTTTTTCCTGAAATGCAATCCAATATTCAAGAAATAAAAAAGATGGTTCATGAGCAATCTTTAAAAATAGATGACGGATTAAAATATGCTCATGAAAGAATTGATAAATTAAAAGATAAATAACTATATTTACAACGTGTTTTTCATAAATTTATAATTGTTTTTGTTAAGAGCGGCTACTCCCAAATAGCCGCTTTTTTGTATTATAAATGTTACATAAAATATTAATAGTTATTTTTATATTTGGGTTCTTATAATTCAATTTTTTATATAAAAACATTGTTTAACTTAAATCACAAGATTATGAAAAAGTATTAATTAACAGTAATCAAAATCATACCATAAGAACTGATTAGATTCGTACTAAAAAAAGCCTTGCATTTGTAAGGCTTTTTTATTTGTAATTAATTTGTTACTTTTGAGATATGGGAAAGTTAAGCCAAAGAAGTAAAGATAATTTATTAGGTGTACACCCTAACTTAGTTAAGGTTATTGAATTAGCTGTAATTGATAGCCCTATTGATTTTATGGTAATTGAGGGTGTGCGAGAAACTAAACGTCAACAAGACTTATTTGCACAAGGTAGAACTAAGCCAGGCAAAATAGTTACTTATGCAGACGGTGTAAAAAACAAAAGCAATCATCAACCTAAAGCCGATAATTACGGTCATGCAATAGACTTTGTACCAATTATTAATGGTAAAGTAGATTGGAATAATCACAACAATTTTAAAATCATTGCAGACCATATTGTTGCAACAGGTAAAAAAATAGGTATTAAAATAGTTGCTGGTTTTTATTGGAAAAAACCTTATGACCCTCCACACTTACAATTAGGATAAACTTAAATAAAATTAGATAACATGAAAGAATTTTTAAATCAATTAACAGGAGGAATCGAACCATTTAATTACGCTGCTGGCTTTGTATTCGCTTTAATAGGCGCAATACTATCTTTACGTATTCATGCACAAAAAAGAGATAAACAAAGCCCAAACACACCCTTTAATTTTAGCTTTAAATTCATGATTAAAGACAATTTAAATCGATTGTTAACAGGCTTTTTATTTACATTTATAGCCTTTAGATTTGCTCCCGAAATATTGCAACAAGATTTTTCTATGTTTTTGGCTTTTTTAGTAGGTCTATTAAATGATAGAGTTGCTGGTATAATTTCAAAGTTAGAACTAAGCGCAAGGAAATGAAAAAACTAATTAGCATAATTTGCATCGCTTTAGCTTTTGTAAGTTGTACCGGTAAAAAAGGATACCTTAAATTTAAATCCAACAACCCAGTTCAATTCGCCAAGGATTGCTACGACGCTTTTCCGATTAAAGAAACATTTATAAAAGGTAAAGATAGCATTATTGAAAGGACGTTAACGGTTAAAGGTGATTCAATACCATGTCCTGCAGTACAAGGAAGTAAACCTATTTATGTTAAATGCCCTGATGCTAAAGTAATTTACAAAGACGTTATTAGAGTAGACACTTTTAAACAAGTAGACACCCGTTTACAAGTGATTAACTCAGATTTAATTAAACAAAATAATGAGCTAAAGGCAAAAATAGAAGACGTTACTAAAGTTGCATCTAATCGATTGTGGTGGGTTATTTCGCTAGCCATATTATTATTAGGTGCTATTTATTTTATAGTTAGGTATTAGTTTAAAAAGGCACTTCAAAATAAAGAGGTTTGGTTAGTAAATCGTCTAACTTATCTTTAGTTATAAACTTTTTGCCAAACCAAACTCCTTTAGTATATCCTTTTACCGTCTTTGTTAATATTTGTCTTGTCTTTATATTAATAATATTACCGCCTTTTACAACTGCATAATCCTGATAGCCTTTAATTTCAAAAATTATTTTGCTACCTACATCATAAGTAATTGATTTTCTTTTAATTCTCATGGTGGTTATACTATATATATAAGTAAGTTATAGGCAAATGCTAATCGACACCTATTTATCTAATAATTTTAAACATTCATCAGTCATAGCTTTAACTATTTTAATTACAAAGTCAACTCTGGAATCGTACTTATTAAAGCTTTCTGTGTTTTGGTCGTCCATTTCAATTTCTACCTCTTTTGCTTTTACTGTTATTTTCATAATTCTTACTTTTATCCGCATCAGCCTATAACATCAAGTTTGTTTTATGCTGTGCGAATCGGTTAATATTCTGTTATCTAATTAAATTCTGTTAGTGCATTTCTTGCAAGTAAGGCGCACAAAAACAAACTTGTCGCCGTTATAAGCCATTTAAGGCATAACCTGCACATTAATTAATTTCATTTTTTTTGCACCCTTTAAGTTGTTTTTTGCGCCTGCCAAAACATTGTCCCAATAGCTTACTAGTTGCTCTTTTGCCTCTTCAAAAGTTTCATATTTTTCATCATAAAATGGGTTATCCATTCTAGTTTTAAATATTACAGATTCATCAAAATTTACTACAAATACTTTTTTCATTTTTAATAAAAATAAACGGCTTATAACATCAAGTTTAATTAATGTTTGCCGAAGTGCTTTCTAATTTATTATTCTGTTAATTATTGTTATTGCTTTAAATTACTTTATCGGTTAACGCAAACACAAACCAAACTTGCGGCCGTTAACAAAAATGCGCTCCGATTGGTATGGCTAATTTGCTATCGTAATAGCGCACTTCTGTTAACATGGTGTATAAAACATTAATTAAAAGCCACCTACACCTAAACGCATACCTATATTTCTGGATAAAGCAAATCCTTTAATTCATTTTCTCCTCTCATAAATTCTAAAGCAATAATAGCAGAACCCCAAAGCCCATGTGAAATTGTATCTTCTTCACCATCTTCATCTTCTGATGGATAATGATTGTAGATATAATCTTCTGAACGATTGTTTTCTAAAACATCTAACATTGCATCAATTTTATCATGGTTGTTTTCTCCAAAAAAATTGAATTTGGCACATTTAGTTTTGTTGTCTTTAATCTTTTCAATAGCAGTAGCTATTTCTTCTTTTGTTCTTTTCATTTTATATTTATTTTAAATTATTAATATTTTATTTTCCCCTCCGACACTTTTTTAATTAACGATTTCATACACCCAGCAGTTATGCGTAATTTTAGGACAGACCTCGTAAATGTTCAGCATCTTGCGGAGTTCCTGCAAAGTTGATAAATTTAAACCAATTTATTTTTTGCTCATCAGTCATTGGGCTTCCATAAGGTTCATTTACGACATAATACCTAAAGTGATAATGGCTTATTGCTAATTGGTAATCATTAGGTAAATCTTTAAAATAATACTCTTTACCTTCTAATTCAATAGTAAATTTGTTTTCGTAAAAATCAACCATTGCAGATAATCTTTGTTTACCATCAATAACTTGTAAAATATCTTTATGGGCATTATTTGGGTCAACTATATTCACTATTGCACAGTGTGGAATATGCCTACCAATTAGCATTGAATTTATCAACTCTCTTTTTTGTTCTAAAGTCCAAACAAAATCCCTTTGCAGGTTTTTCCCTTTAGTTGGCAAGTAAACATTCCAATCAATATTTTGTCTTGTAAAGTATTTTAATTGACTTGACAATTCATTTGGATAAAAATCCATTACATCCCTTAATTCTCTTATTGTTTTCATTGTTGTTAATTTAACATTCGTGATAAAAAACTACGCATAACAGCACCTAAACAAGATGGCTGGTTTTCGTTTTCTAATGAAGTTTTATCTGTATTCATAATTTTGTGCTTTTAATTAAATTTCGAGGTATTAATCAGCCACCTCTTTTAGCTGCAAAAACGTTATCTGCAACTGCTAAGATACTTCTACCTCAAATAGATTCCAGTGCTTATCGTGTTTAAGTAAATTGTAAGGCAAATAAATTTCTTCACCATCTTCATCTAACCCAGTTTCGTCAGATTCCCAAGCATCGCCATTTACAGATGTTTGATTCCAAGCAATAGCAAGTAAATCATCATCGTTTTTAAAAGCGTTTTCAATCAAATCTGCCTGTTCTTTTAAAGATGTTTCGCCCTCAAAGTTTCTAAATGCTTCAATAAGTTTTGGTAAATCATCTTTCATAACCACTACATTATCAAATGAGCTTCCAAGCACAATGTTATCGGTTTCTGAAATTTTATCACTATCAAACAAAGCCCAAACTTCTTTTAAACCACCACCCATAAAATCAAATGTTCGGCTATACTCTTTTGATGTATCACCCATTGCCCAAGTAGGTATGTATTTTGGTAAGTAGCGTTTTTCTATATTAGTCCAAATTGCCATTGCACCACGAAAAGCATTTTTAACTTCGGCAAAACATTCAGCATTGCCATCTTTTTTGAATTTGTAAATCTCTGTGTAAGACATAATTAATTTGTTTAAAATTTGAAACTTCCTACCCTGAAAACCGCAGCAGCAGATAACAAGGGTTTTAATAAATTGGGGCGGAAGTGCTTAACCCCAACATTTGTAATTCTAATCAACAGTAGTGCTTTAACAAACATTTGAGCCTTGAAACCCCAACTTCTTAAAGCCCCAATCTGTTAGTGGCAATTAGTTTGCTTCTTTCTTACAATTAAAACAAAACCATTGCTTATTATCATCATTGCCATACCAAGTCATGTGGCTACTTCCACAGTCGCAAACTAACTGTTCGCTTCGCCCACTAACATCATGTAGGCGTAATGCTTCGTTTACGGTTTCAATAAAGCAATTTTCATCCATTCCTTGCACTACATCATCTGTGTCCACATAACAGTTGCTTCTGTTTCTGAATAACTGTCTTAATTTTTGTTCTTCCATTATATCGCACTACGCCCACATGAGTACAGTTATAATACAGTTTGCTTATGCTGCTCCAGTATAGTTTCTGCAACATCTTGAACAAACAGTTATCAAGCAACCATTTGCACCGCAATCGCAAACCGACCCTATAGCATCAGTTATAGGTAATTTTTTTAATTTAGCGTTGTGGTATCTCCTCATTGCCTCAAAGATAGTTTGTAGCTCAGAATAGCTATAACTACCTAAATCCATTCCTGCTTCTTTTAAGCACTCTTCTTTAATTTCCGTATCTGTCATTTTCTTCGTTTGACATTGTATCTTAATTTAAACATTTGTAATTCTAATGAAGTTTTGTGTTCGGCAACTTTGCCAAGCCCCAAAACCGTTAACTATTTACAACCCTATAAACTAAACTAGCTTTAAAGTTTAGTTTTTTAGCTACCAGTTCGCAAACAGCCATTTTATCGGAGCCGTTTATATTAAGCTTATTAAATAAAGCTATTATTTTCTTATTACGATTTTCTCGTTCTATTCTTTTTTGTGTTTTTATTGCCATGGTTATTTATTTACTAAATTTTTCATTAAAATTAAAACCTCTGATTTATTATCATTAATGTTTATCATCATCTTTCTACCCATGTCTAACCATGATTTCATTAAATCCATAATGTTACCGTTCTCAATATCAAAATCAATAGACTTTGCGTGAGTAATAATAGATTGAATTTGATCCGAGTAAGTGTTTAATAATTCTTGATTTGTCATGATCTTTATTGTTTTGTTGAATCAAAAGTACAATTAATTTTTTAATTACAAAACATTTTATAAAAAATTTTATAAATAATTTGCATTTTAATTTTTTAATGCTACATTTGCCTAACAAAAAACAATTAATAAAATGATAGAAGAGCTAAAAGCAATGCAGAATCACAGATTGAGTTTGTTAAATGAAAGACTTGAAGACAAAGAGAACTTTTATAACAAGGAGTTTATAAAAGGTCAAATACTAGAATTAGAATTACAAATGCAACTTTTACACTTATCGACTTATGAGCAAGAAACTAAGTAATTTATTATCGGACTTAACCGATAATGATGTAGAGAATTTAGCTACATACTGGGAGGAGCGTATTTGGTTAAATACTGATGCTATCTTATCGGATGAAGATAGAGACAAAAAACAAAGAGAAATTTACAACGAACTAATTAGAATAAAAGAGTTATGAAAAACCAATACGGACACTCATTCCAAATGAGTAAAAAACAAAGAGAGTTAGTTAAGAACTACAATCCGGAAAATGTAAGCGAGTTAACAGCTATTAGAAATAGAAAACCATTTAGGCTTATTAATACTATGCGTAAAATGGAAACTAAGCACAATATCGATCCTATAAGCGAAGATGAAGTTACAGGCGTATGTTTGACGCTAATTGTTTTAATTGTTTTTGTGTGGACTTTATTTAATCTTTAGTCATGAGCGTAGTAAATAAAACAATAGACGGCCAAGAGTTCTACTTTACAATAGACCCCGATAGTAATGGTTGCGGTGACCCTCAGATTTTATCAGTTGAATTAAACGGAAAAGATATTTCTGATATTTTAAATGTAGATGTTATTAGAGAATTTTTAGAAAGTAAGATTTATGAAAAGAGAAATTAAGTTTAGAGGTAAAAGAGTTGATAATGGAGAGTGGGTTTATGGAAGTCTTATTTTGGCAAATCATTTAGGAGTACGAGCTTATATATCACAAGACATTACCATAGACGCTCAAGTTATACCCGAATCAGTAGGGCAATTCACAGGATTAAAAGATAAAAACGGAGTTGATATTTATGAGGGTGATTTACTTAAATTTAGACATGGGGAATCAGTTGCCTTGTCTTTAGATTGGGTAATAATTAATTCTAATTTAGAGCCTTATAGGTGGCAAGACGTTGAAGTAATAGGAAAAATTTACGAAAATCAAAATATACTATGAATAAAAAATCATTGTTAATATTGCTATTTATAGCATTAACACAAACCGCTTTAATATGGTTGATATGTAACCACCTTGTTACAAAATAGTAACATTCAAAATAGTATTTTAGTGTTAATAAAAAACCAAAAAACACATGAGTAACCTGCCAAAAATTCAAAGCATTTATGAGGACAAAATATCTACTCAAAAATTAGATGCTTATGTAACTTTATTGAATCAACCTCCAAAAGAGGACTGGGTTAAAGTGCATCCCTTTATTAAAGGATACAAATACTTGCCGATTGAAAGAATTGAGTTTCTTTTAAAGACTATCTTTAAAAGATACCGTATTGAGATAACAGGACAAGGGCAAAGCTTTAATGGCGTTTGGGTGACTGTTAGGGTTCACTATATGCACCCTTTAACTAATGAATGGGATTATCACGATGGTATTGGAGCAAGTCAATTACAGACCGCTAAAGGCACAAGCCCTGCCGACCTTAATAATATAAACAACGGTGCTTTATCTATGGCTTTCCCAATGGCAAAAACAATAGCTATCAAAGATGCTTGCGACCATTTCGGTAAGCTATTTGGAGCTGATTTAAACCGCAAAGATTTAATATCTTACAGCTTAGACCTTACTTTGATTACAATGGATAAAAACCACCCTAATTGGCTTAAGGTTAAAGAAGCGGTTAAAAGTGGATCTTATACGATTAAAGATATAAAAGACAAATACGAACTATCTCAAGAAGCAGAAAATGAACTTACCAATATTTAAATGTAGAGCGAGCGCAAGCGGAAAGCTAGCTACAAATCCAAAGCTAAAAGGCGAAACCATTTCAGAAACTACAAAGACCTTTTTAAAAGAATGGGCGACTTCGCAAATTTACGGATATCGCAAAGACATTAAATCAAAGTACCTAACTAAGGGTATTACCTTAGAAGATGAAGCTATTGACAAAACAATAGATTTATTAGATTTACCTTTTGCAATAAAAAACGAACAGTATTTTGAAGACGACTACTTTTGCGGAACTCCAGACCTTATTTTAAAAGATGAGGTACTTGATATTAAATGTAGCTGGGATTGTTTTACTTTCCCTATTTTCGAAAATAGCATACCTACAAAGGATTATTTTTATCAATTACAGGTTTATATGCACCTGACTGGTAAAAAGTCCGCAAGGCTTGTTTACGTTCTTTTAAATACTCCTGAAGACATGCCTACATGGGAAGAACCTAAGTATTACGATAACTTAGATAAACAATACCGTATCAAAACATTTAGCATAGATTACGATATTGAGGTAATTAATATGCTACAAGGTAGGGTAATAGAATCAAGAAACTTTTTAAACAATTTAATCAAATAAAAATCATGGCATCATTAAACAGCATTTACATTAAACTTGAAACTCTTGAAACTTTAGTAAAGGGTTTAAAACAAAAAGGCGAAAAAGGCATTTCTATTGACCTATCAATTAACGATACAGTTAACGATTACGGGCAAAACATTTCGGCTTATGTGTCTCAAACAAAAGAGCAAAGAGATGCAAAAAAAGATCGTTACTATGTAGGTAATGGCAAGACTTTTTGGACGGACGGAGTTATTAAAGTTGCAGCAAAAAAAGTAGAAGAACAAACTGCTAAAGCTGTTAGTATTGAATCTGATGAAGTACCTTTCTAAAATGATAACAATCGAAGTAAACGAACAAGATGCGCCAGCGATTGAGCGCATCTTGAAAGAGCTGGAATTTGCTCGTACTAAATGGCCTACTAAATGGATTAAAATTTACGAACGTGAAAAAAAAGCATTAATTTTAGAAGAAAGTATTGAGCTCATCCAAGCGATTAATGATTGCGACAAAGAACACGCTAAATTAGAAGCGGCTCAATACGCTGTTACTGCAATTAGATATTTAACTGGTAATTAATTATGAAGATACCCACATTTAACGAGGTTGTGATAGAGTTACTAGCATTCTCAATACTTATTTTGACTTTTTATTTAATTTTTGCGTAATGGAAAATAATAAAATACATCCTTATGTTTTTGCTGGTTTAAATGACCAAGAAAAAATATTAACAAATTATTATTTAAATAATGATTTAATAAAGTTATTTGCAAAACGACTTAACTTAAAAAAGAAAGACGTTATTTCAAAATGCCGTAAAAGACCATTGGTTTATGCCAGAATGCTAATTTCTAAAAAACTTCAAAATAGATTGTCTTTAAAAAAAGTAGGTGCTTTATTAGGTGGTTTAGATCATAGCTCTATAATCTATTTAAATACTACTTTTGACGAGTTAATAGAGACTAAAAACAAAGAGTTTGCAGCATATTTTAGAAAAGTAGAAGATTTATTTTGACACTCACCCCAAACACAACATACAATTTAACAATTCTAAGCGATTACACCATTGTAATAAAGCTGTTACGACTGCCAAACAAAGCAAATACATTCTATCTTTGGGAGCATGAAGACGGGAGTACTTTTGGTAACCGTGATCAAGATGTTAAGACGTGGTTGAATAGATTACAATTAAAAGAAATATGAAAAAACTTAAAATATTTGCAACTTCTTATTTTCAAATCGGATTAGTTGCCATTAACACATTGCTTATTTCAAAAAGCAATTATTACGGTGTTTTTATCGTTTCTTTTTTGATTAGCTTACTTTGGTGTTTTAACGTCACTAAAATATCAGTATCGTCTTTAAATGATAAATTAACCTATGCCTTAGGAGCTGGTTTAGGTTCTATTTGTGGACTTTATTTAGTTAAATTTTTTATATGAAAAAAACACTAATCACAATCCTAATTTTAAGCCTTATTGCTTTGCTTTTACGCGAACATTTGGAACAATCTCGAGTGAAAAAAGTTGATGAATTTGAAAATCATTCGGAGATAAAATAGTATATTTGGTATTAACTTTTATTATTTATTTATGATTACACCCTTTGAGTACCAAACTCATAATATAGAAGAAATTTGGCATAAATTCACTTTTTATGACCGCTTACTTTATCAACTTAGTACTGGAGGAGGAAAAACTTATGTTTTTTCATTCCTTGCTAAAAGATGGATTGAAGAAAAAAAGTCACGTATTTTAATACTTTGTCATCGGACTGAATTAATAGACCAAACTATTAAATCACTTAATCAAATTGGCATTACTTGCGAAGCCGTAACTTCAAAAACTAAAAACCTTAACCATAGCTCACAATGTTACGTGGCTATGGTTGAAACTGCAAACAACCGCCTAAAAAAAAATCCTTACTTTTTTAAAAATGTAGGTTTACTTATTGTTGACGAATGCCATATTTTAATATTTGATAAGTTATTTAGCTATTTTAATAATGCCAAAATATTAGGCTGCACAGCCACGCCTGTTGTTTTAAAACGTATTAAGTTTTTTAAGTGTAAATACTGCAAAGAGCGATACAATGTTGAAACAGAATGTTGCGATACGCCTGCTGATGAATGGTCAAAACCTTTTAAATTATCTGAAATTTATGAAGATATAGTTATTGGCCCAAATATAGACCAGCTTATTAAAATAGGTAGGCTAGTGAAAGAAATTAGTTTTGTTGAAACTTATATTGATAGCGACAAACTAAAAGTTGACAGCGATGGAGAATTTACTTCAGCATCTCTTGACCAGCAATACGGATCAGATGAAGCAGTTTTTAATGTTCTATTAAATTACGAAAAACTTTGCATTGGTAAAAAGACTTTAATATTTAACAACTCAGCAAAATTAAACCTATTGCTTTATAATAAGTTTGTGCAAGCTGGCCATAATGTTATGATGTATGATTCTATAAATGATTTAGAGCATTCACGTAAAGATGTTATTGATTGGTTTAGGTCGCAACGTGATGCAGTTCTTTTAAATGTAGGTGTTTTTACAACTGGTTTTGACGTTACCGATATCGAAGCGATTATTTTAAATAGGGCAACCGCTTCATTATCTCTTTTTTTACAAATTGTAGGGCGTGGAGGTCGTGTTACTGATTTAATCTATAAAGATAATTTTATTTTTATTGATGGGGGCGGTAATATTAATAGGCACCAAGAATGGAGCGACCCGACCAGAGATTGGAAAAAATTATTTTTACAAGGATTCGGCAAAGAAAAACAGAAAAAAGAAGATGCTTTTGATGTTGAAACTTGCGATAATTGCGGTTTAATTTATGCTAAATCTGAACCTTCATGCCCCGAATGTGGTCATGAAATAATACCTAAACCAAAACCACCTAAAGCATTAAGCGAAAATATTGTTTTACCTATTCGAAAAATACCACCTCCAAATGGTGAAAAAATTTATAAGTACACAATATCAAAAGGCGAAAATATAAACTTTGCTTTTAAGATTATGATAAATCAAATTTGCGATATGTTTATTTTTTATCGTATCTCTAAAGAACAGTACTTATCAAATAAAAATGATGGTCGTTTGGATAAAAAAATAAGAACTATGATTCAAAAATGCTACTTTACTTTATTATCTAAACAAGACATTAAAGCAGAAAATAATCGAACAATTAATTACTTATTAGAAAAAACAATTACTAAATTAGACAAAATTTATTATTTATGAAGTTATTTATCACTAACAAAAACAACTTTGAGCGAGATTGTCAAAGTTCAAAAGAAGCGCACCAAAACGCTTTTAGCCAATTATCTAATCAAGTTTCAAACGGTTTTATTCCTATTGAAATTTTAACACGTGACTGCGTTTTTAAGTTTAAACAACTTAAAGAAGATGTTTTTTTCTATGAATTTTTAGGCTGCATTTAATATGGAGTATAAGTTTTCACTTTACGAAAGTAAAGAGGGAAGGTCTGCCTCAGATTTAACCCTAGATAATTATATCGGTATGGTTCAACATGGAGTTGCTCAAGATTTAGTTATACAAGGTCGTTTGGCAAAATCAAAAGGTGACTCCGAAAAGTATAAAGAACTTAAAAATAAATCAAAATGTATTACAGGCTCGGCAATATTCGAAAGCGGAAAATCTAAACACGCTGAAAATATTAAAGCTTTAAACGGGCTTATCGTAATTGATATTGATATTGAAGTTTCTGAAGAAAAATATTACGAACTTAAAAATGACAAATATACTTTTGTGATTCATAAGTCATTCGGTGGTGATGGTTACTGTATTTTTGTAAAGATTGATAGTAATAAGTTTGAAGATTCTTTTGATGGACTTGCTGAATATTACTACAATACTTACAATATTTCAATTGATCAAAGTTGCAGAAATAAAAACCGTATTCGTTTTTTATCTTTTGACCCCGAAATTTATAAAAACGATAAGGCTAATAAATTTGTTGCTAAAAATATAAAGCGTTACGAACCGCCAAAATCTAATCAAACTAATTATGTTTATCATGAAGATGATTTTAATAATATCTTTAAACAGATTCAACAACGATCAATCGATTTAGTTAAAGGTGATTATTTTAGATATATCCGTATTGGATTTGCTTTGTTTGATAAATTAGGCCATGCCGGCGAAAGCTATTTTCAAATTATAAATCAATACAACCCTAATCTTAATAAGAAAAATGAGCGCAAAGAATGGCTTGCACTTTGTAAGCCTGGTCCAGTAGGTATTGGAACTTTTTATTATTACTGCAAAGAAGAGGGTATTGAAATTTATACTCCAAAAACTAAAACTATTATTAATAGGGTTAAGATTGCTAAATCTCAGGGCTCACCAACTTTAGAAGCTATTGTAAGCAATTTAAAAGTAGCAAATAATATAGATGCTAGTGAAGAAGATAAAAGGCTTATACAAGAGCTTATTTTATCTAAAAATGATTATTCTAAAGAAGCAAATGAAGAGTTAACAGAAATTGAACAAGTACAAAAATTTATTATTGATACATATGAGCCTTACTATGATGAGATAAGTAATTATATTTTTATCAATAATCGAGTAATGGAAGATAAGGAGTTGAACGATATTTATCTTAACTGTAAAAAGTCTTTTGATTTTAAAATACCTGTTTCTGATATTATAGCTATTCTTTATTCAAATTTAATACCTAAAAAGAATAGGTTAAAGGATTTAATTAAATTAAATAAAAGTCAACCAATTGGTGTAATTGATGAATATGCTAGCTTAATTTATCCGCAAACTGATTACAATAAATGGGCGTTTAAAAAATGGATTGTAGGCGCTATTCATAATTGGCTTGCAGAAGATAATGAGCGCCTTGTTTGCCCTCTTACTTTGGTTCTTACAGGACAGCAACATGGTATCGGTAAGACTTCATTTTTTAGAAATATTTTGCCCGATGAATTATCGGATTATATGGTTGAAGAAAAGATTAACAGCAAAGACAAAGATAGTATTTATAGGCTTTGTAAGTCTTTAATTATTTATGATGATGAGTTCGGAGGCGATGGCTTTAAAGATGTTAAGGCGTTTAAATCTTTATCAGATACTAATCGAGTTAATCAAAGGCGACCTTTTGCCAAACAAGATAGTATTTTTAAACGTAGAGCGATTATTTGTGGCAGTACGAATGAAAGCGATATACTAAAAGATGTGACTGGTAACAGACGGATTTTACCTATTAATATTAATAAACTTGATTATGACCGAATGCTTCAAATCAATAAGATAGACCTTATTATAGAAGCTTACAACCTTTATAAATCTGGTTTTGATTGGATTGTTCGCTCTCAATCTGATATTGATTATATTAAAGAAAATACTGAACAAAACGAAACTATTTTACCTGTTGAAGAAATATTTTTTAAACACTTTTCTTTAACCGAAACGATAAATAAACCTAAAAGAATGGTTTTAAATCAAGGTGAAATTTTAGAATATCTAAATATTAATTCGGTTTTAAAGCCAAATAAATATGAGTTGAAAGAGGTGTTTATTAAAAATAAGGTTACCTACAAGGCTTATAAAATAGATGGATCAGTTAAAAAGGGTATAGAGGTTTTTGTTAAACCTGATTATAATTTTCAAAATGCTATGGTTGAAAATGAAAAACCGCCTTTTTAAATAAAAGTAACTTTTTTATTACCTAAGTAACTAAAAATTTACTATATTTGGTAATGGAAAATTTACAAAAAAATATAAAAAAAGGATGTGTTTATTTTTTTAAACACGTTGGATTAACACCAATTAAAATAGGGTTTACTTTAAACGAAAACCCTATTTTTCGTTTTGATGCTTTTAGAACTTATGCTCCTTTTGGTTCTGAGTTAGTGGGTTTTATTAGTACTTATGAGCCAAAAAAATTAGAAACAGAATTACACCAAAGGTTTTTTAATAAAAGACTAAACGGCGAATGGTTTGAAATTTCAGTTGAAGAGTGCCAAAACTTAATTAAGTTTTATTCTGATTCTGAAGATTATGATAGACTAAATAAATTTTCAGAACAATACGCAAGAAGTTTGAATATTAAGTATAAAGTGAAAACAAATTCAATAAAAAATATTTTTGATTACAATTTTTCAGTAAAAAAAGAAGGTTACTTTTTAAATAAAGTAGTGTTAAATCAACGTGAAA